CGCATAGAAACCTTGCGAGTTCGTCTTTACTGACCGCGTGTCATCGGCATGTGAGTACGATATGTACAACGATGCGTTGCCGCCAGCGGCTACTCCCGAGTTACCGTTGACATAGTATCCACGCCAAGAATCTGTGCCACCGGTGCCTGCGGCTGTGCGTTTTGCCGACGTGTTGAATAGGCGACAACTAACTGTCCCATTGAATTCCCACCCGTGCATACTTTCGTCGCCACGGACCCGCTCTACGTAGGCTTCTAATACATACTGCATTCTTACTGCTACACAGCCGCTAGCTACGGCTGGAGCTACTGAGCGCTGTACTTGCAAGCCTTTGACTACGATCCCAAGGGGGAACTGTGCAATAGACCCAGGGTTTGAATCTGGTCCGATCTGCAGAACATGCATTGAATTGGTCGTGCCTATCAAGCGTGTGCTGCGTGTGCCGTAAACACTGTCATACATCTGGCTGTGGCCAACTAGCTGAGCGTTTGGTGTCTCCACCTTCAAAAACGAGCTTATAAAATAGTCCGCTGGCATCATCTCCACTTTGGCAATCGCAATTAACGCTGCGTTCATTGCGATTGCATTTGCTGAGGCAACTGGTGCACTACCATCGCCAGTCAATACGCCCCACCACTCAAAGTACCCAGAGCGTGTAAATGCTGGATTGAATGTTACTGTCGCAGAGCCGGTGAGCGTAAAACATTTTTGTACACCTGCCTCAAACAAGTTAGAAAATGTGAGTATTCCAGTTGAGCCAGATATAACCGCTCCAGGCATCATCCGTACAGGCATAGGAAACGTAGTATTTCCAGAATACGAATATGCTCCGGGAGGGAAAATGAGTCCAGCGACACCAGACGCTACGGCAATTGCCAGAGTGGCGAAGTTTGTAACGAGCTGAAAGTCGTCCAAACGTGTTTGTACTGTGCGCGCCTGTGAGCCTGTAGCGGATGACTTTGACCCCACCATATTTGCGCCGGTGGAGTCGGCCAGAGCACTTAATTTAGCTCTTAGCTGTATTCCATCTCCCACAGTATTTGTAGGATAATCTAAAGCATCATTAAAACCAACAATCCCCGCACCTTTAAGTAAATCCGCAATGTCTCTTAATTTTGTCTCAAGTACAGATTGTTCATTATTTATCCCTCCTGGATTCCAGATAGAGGCAGTCATTTCAATATCCTACGGTTTGAATATTACTTAATTTAAGTGTATTTAATTCATCCATTGCCATTGCTAGGTAAGTCTGATTCTCATCTGTCTTTCCAATAGTTCGGAAAACAGACGCAGCTGCCTCAGTAATTATAGCAAAAGGATGGTCTAAAGCAATCCAGGATTCATAACTTGCTTCAGTAATATTAGGCTCAGTGTAATAACCTAAAATAGCATATTGAAACGATGTCGAAGATTTAACTTGAATAACAGAACCAGCAGCGTAACAGATATCAGTTAATTCAATGTTATACTGGTAATCTAAAATATCTGTAGGTTCTTTTACATCGAAAAATTTACCTGCTACTAAGCCTACAGCATCATACTTACGAATATATTTAAGGGCTCTCCAGAGAGGAAAGAGAGTTTTATAATCTAACTCTTGATAGTAAGTTTCTGTAAGAAACTCAATTCCACTTTCTCTAAGATCCTTATAATAAAAATCTGAATGATGAATTTTTAATGTAGCTTTCTGAATGGCTAATAGAGTCTGACTGACTAGGTCATCTCTAGTAGTTAAAGCATAGATAGCTTGACGAAGTTCAGTCAGAGTCATAACGGGTTACTTAACAGAAGAAGCAGGGATCAACTGAGCTAACTTAGCTTGTACACCATTAGCAGTTACTGCCGAAATATCTGTAGTAGATGTGGGAGTTAACTTGGTTTGAGTAATAGTTCCAAGATCATTCTGAGGTCCTGTCTTCTTTGCCAATTCTGCATAATGTTGTTCAATAATCATCTTCCTAAGTCTAGACATAGGATCTTGTTCTGCAGGATTAACTTCTGATTCTGCAGGATTGATATAGAAAGCAGGATGTTGCTTCTTCTCAATCTCATATTGCAGTTCTTTTACTTGAGTTTCATCTGCAGTGAAATACCTATGATTAACAAAATTAGCTACATCTCCATTCTTAAATACATACTTAATGGAAGGAGCATGAGACATGAACAACTTGGCAAGTTCTGACATAATGAATTCCTATTAAGTGTGAGAAAGGGCACTAAGGCCCTTTTTATTAATCAGCTGCTCCAGCAGTTGCATTGGTAAGCCAAGCATTTGCGGGAGGATTCTTAACTACAGTAGTCATTTCCGTAGTCAAAGTTCCACCAACTGCATCGATACCATTGTCAACAGCCTGGTTATCCATGTTGAAGTCTCTCTTTTGAGTCTTGCGACCTCCGAGATAAGCAACACGGAAAGTAGCCATATCTACAGCCACAGCATACTTGGACCAAATAGAATTGGTATTGAACAACGGATGCTCAATCATACGGAAAGTACCACGAGCGATCTTGAAGCTGGAGAATTGCAGACCAAAGGAAGTTTGAGCATCAACGATCTGATATTGTCCAGACTTACGACCGATAGTATTAATCACCTTTCTGGCCGTACCACCAACGAATAACACCCTTTCATTCCCACCTTTAGGATCAGTGGTTTGGTTAAACACTGGATCCAAAGCAGTTTCAAGTTGGGTATAAGTAGTAGTTGCACCCAAAGCAGTAACATTAACTGCAGCGTAAGACGAAGGATAATTTGCTAAGGTGTTAACAATATTCAGCAGACCATCCATAGTACGGAAGGGCTGACCATTCAAAGTACCACTAGACTTTTGACCAAAGAACAGATTCTTCTCCATATCAGCAGCGTGAAAAGCTGCACAGTCTTGTCTGTTCTCTTGAACATTAGTCTCACCTGCGATAACTTCAGTTGCTTGAGCAGAACCAGACAATGCCCAAGAGGTTCTAAAGATTTGAGTATAATTGGTAATCCGAACTGGGTTGATTTGCAAAGCATTCGGACGAATACTAGATTCCTCAAATGCAGTACCAATTTGAAAGATCCTGCCATCATCTGCAATGGCTGCAGCAGCTACGGTGCCAACACCTCGTTGAACTTGAACGGTAGTTGTGCTAGGTACACCAGTAATCAGAATGTTCTCTCCAGTTGATTCAATTCTCATCAACATGTTAGGGAGAATGTTGGAACTAGAATCAACGACAAACAACGTCGTAGTACCGTCGGCAATTGCACCATTCAACTGCATTTCAGGAAAGATCATGGTCTTTGTAAAGAAACCGTGTTCAACCTGAACAGCAGTTTCCACTGGAAGCATGCTGGACATAATAAATAAGGGGGCATTACCTGCAGGCATTAACCTGGTAAGCATGCCATGGTATGACTTCCTAGCAAGGTCTGTAGGAAAGCCAGAAGTATTAAAAATACCAGTCGTCATGATTTATAGTTCCTTAAGGCAAGTATTAGGATACATTCCAAGTAACAGTCGCTGCAGCGGTCTTAGTAACAGTTACAATAGACCAAGATGAAGCAGGAGTAGTAGCTCTACCAGACAAAGTAACTCCAGTTCCAGCCGTCCAGGTACCTGCAAAAGCAGGAACAATAGATACAATGATTGAAAAACTATCGCCGATATCCATAATAGGAGACTGAGCAAGAATTAATGCCGCAGTAGGAGTTGTAATAGCTCGACCAGCAGAGAATCCGGTATATTGAACCATACCTCCAGCCATTTGAGCCACAGTCATAGTAACTGCAGCATCCGTGGCAACTGCCGTTGGAGTGATATTACCTAAGAATCCAGAACTTGACCTACTAATCTGAGGAAGTCCTGCATTGTCTCTTAATTGTACTCTTTTAAACAACATGATATAAATTCCTTGTATGTTAATTAATCAATTGTCTTGTCACTACCTTGATTAACCCATTCTAACCAATCCTCTTCCTTTTGTTTAGACTTACCTTTAGTCTTTGAATCAGTAGAGTCCTTGGAAACTGGGCTAATAAGATTAGCAAAATTTTGAAGAACTTTCATAGAACTATTCTTCAAATCTTCTGCAGAGGCTGATGGATTATGTTTCGATAGTTGGCTTTGAATTGCTTCGATAATTGGAGCAAGAGCTGGGTTGTTGAGTGCAGGATTTGCCTTATAGATTTCCGATTGAGCAGTCTGATTTCTAAGTAAATCAGGAACTTTAGAACTAAACTTAGAGGAAGCATTTTCAACTGCTGTATCGACAAGCTTCTTAGCTGCAACCATTGATTGACCATAAGTTGCTTGAGCTGTACGATTAAGTAACTTAACCATAGCTTGCATTGCATCTTTTCCCCCTCCTTCAATCTTGGCTACTTCTGCTTGATCAAGGATCTTAGTAAAATCCACTTTACCTGCAGCTTCAAACATCTTCTCAGGAGTTAATGTTTCCTCTTGAGGTGTTTCTTCTGGATTAGTTTTCGGAGTTTGCCAGAGGTTGTTATACTCGTCAATAGGGGACGTAGGTTTAGTGTCTTGTTTAGGAACTACTCCATTTGCGTCAGTTTGTGCAGTTTGTTGAGTAATATCATTAGGATTTTGAGGTTGCTGCGTTTGCAAAGCAGTTTGATCAACAGGCTTTGCACCAAAGATAGAGGTCATCCAGCTCATAATTAACTCCGAATTTCAGTTTGTTGAGTGAGAAAAGAATAAGAATCAAGAATATACTGAAGAGCAAGAATAGAACCTTGTAATTCTGCTTCTCGCTGTTTGTTTTCTTCCTTAAAAGTTAATTTTACCTTCTCGTGTGCGTACTCCGAAATTAAGTTTTGAATGAATTGCCGTTGAGTAGAAGAGAAGTTACATCCCATCTCTAATTCTTCTTGAGAAAGAGTCCAGGATATAAAGAGAGATGAAGAGTTAATAGTTGCCATTATTCCAATTACCTCTAAATAACAAGCTGTCAACTAAGGCACTATCTGGAATATTCTTACAAGCAGAAATTAAAGGATTAACATCTGCAGGTAAATCATTAACTATTTGATAGATAGAATAATCTCCTTCGTCTTTCTGAATTTTATGTAAAAGATATTCTACTTTGATAGCTAAATACCTGTTAGAAATATTCCACCAATGAAACAGCTGTAAATCTTTTCCACATTTATATCTAGATTGGGACCTCTTTGAGGCATCCTTAGCTTTATTAAGATGCATCTTTAATCTACGAGTTAAGTTTTTAGTTAACCCTACATATAGACCTTTAGATCCACTTAAAACATAAATATAGCACATAACTAAACTTGCTCATTAGTAGTTGTAGTTTGCTCCTGACCTGGATTTAACAATTTAGGATCCCAACCAAATTGTTGTGGATTCGGCTGCGGCGTATTAAATGGAACTCCCTTCTGAATTGCTAGTTGAGCCATAGTCTGCCAAGAATTAACAGCATTCTCATACATAATCTGAGGGCCCGATTTTTCGAAAGCTGAGAGGTCTACATTCTCAAGTTTCATAATATAAGTAAATAAAGGGGCTACATTATATCCTTGATTGAGTGTTGGAGAGGTCCCGATAACTTGCATTGCGACCTTCCTGGATTCACTAGACATAACCTTTTCTTTGGGAGTCAGACCGTCAGTTACCTTGAAAGCGAGAGATGCCTTGCGAAGAGCTACAGGATCAACCTTAACTTTCTTTTGTTGATGGACTGAGTAAATTTCTGTGCCTCCTTGGTACTGCATATAATTCAATTTAAGAATCTCTTTAAGCGGAGTAAACACTTGAGCTTCCAACATCTGTGCAGACAGCTGATCTGCAGATGTTGCATTGCTCATCGTATTCTCCCACTGAGTATCTGTTTTATTTCCTTTAACAAACTGCCCTTGGCGCGCCTGATTTTGATTATTCAAAGAATTTGACATCTGAACAACTGCTTGGACTTCCTGCATTCCGGAGCCAGCTTGATCTTCTCTGAATGGAATTTGATAAATTGAATCCGAAACCGGTTTACCATAAGCACTTGGGCGAACAGGAATTTTAGCTGTAGGAGAAGGATTATTAATATGCTTCTCACTTACTCTAGAGGGATCATACATCATTCTATCAGTTACAGATCTTCTTCTTCCAGCCATTACTCCATTCATAATTGCAGAAGCAACTTGCTGAAAGGGAACAGAATTAGAAGCGAGAGATTTAGTTTGATAACCTAAACCATCTTCCATAGGTTGGCCAAAGAGAACTGGAATCTTATCGTGAGCATTGGTCATTCTTTCCATCGAAACAATTACACAATGATTTACAATCAACATCTTCCAAATCTGAGGAATATCTGGATTATCTACATCTAATCCGAATTCGGAAGGAATGATTCTGCAATATTCCTTAGAGAGTTCGTAAACTCCCTTGTAATTTACAGCCCCTTTAACATTCGCAGCTTCCAAACCAACCCAAGCATCCCAATTATCTTGGTCAATCAAGGAATAATCTACAAGAACATCCGGATTAAGTGATGGAACACAGAAACCTAATGTATCAGATCCCGAAATAGGGATGTTCAACATTGTAGGAGCTTCAAAAGCTTGAGTAAGTCTGTCTTCGAATACAGAATCAAGAGAACTTAAGAATACTTTTAATCCTACTCTAGTTTTAATTTTAGTTGTTCCGGCGAAATCTCCTTCTGTAGGTACTTTATCTAGCTGAACTCTAGTGTCCCAGTAAGTATTGTACATATCCCAGCGCTGGATACAATTACCTTGCCAGATTATATTGACTACCTTACCTTTTTGGCCATTCTCTGAAGATACATCAGTCTCCAATACCGGAGTAACGGATTTATCCCAATCAACCTCAATGGCTGAGAGATTATACTTAAATCCATCATACAAGAATAAGATGAATTCTCGAACCCAACCTCCTCGAATAGAGTTCTCTTCTAAGAGAGCTTGAAACTGTGCTGCAATATCCTGATTCATCGGATCTGCAGATAGTTCGAAGATTGGATACTGAGATAAGAATACTGCAGCTTGGTAGGCTACAGCAGCTTGAATCTGTGGTTTGATTACAGGAATAGTCACATTCTGAATCTTATCAGCATCTCCTAGTTTGTTAGAGATTTTTGCTCTCCAATGTTCAATAGTCATATCCTGTTCACGAAGATATGCAAGATCAATGAGGCGCATTGCAGATCTAAGAGACCACTGCTGATTCATTAGGTCATAATGTCTACGATGATAACGGATCAGTAGATCATGGGAAGTATCAGAGAGAGTGAATGAGGGAGTCATGACTTATTCCATATAATTAGAGGGAGTTTTACCTTTTTGCAGAAGATCGAGTATTAGATTTTCTACTTGTTTCTGATCTTTCTGCTGTGCATCCTGAGTAAATCTGGCCTCTTGTTCCCCCGCAAGCTTTTTATATTGTTTGTAATAAATCTTCCGAAGATTTTCTTGTAAATCTATAATAGGTTTTTCGTTATCTGTACCTTTAACTTCTTGTCTCTTATTTTCCAAAGCCTTCTCAACCTTACTCCTAGTGAACTGGCCAGAATTTCCTCCAGGTTTCCAACCTTCTTTTCCTTGAATCGCATGTTGGATCTCGTGGAGTAATGTATTTAAGGTCTGATCACCATACCTAGCAGTATTTAGACCAATATTTTGAATCTTACCTGCTTTAGTATTAATTTCTCCGATATTATGTGAATAAGCACTCAAGGCACGTACTGGAATATCTTTCAATTCAGGATAATATTCATATAATTCTGAATAATTAAGGAGCTTTCCAAGAGTTGTAGTTCTTTCTTTATTATTTTCTAGGTCTCCTATCCAATTATCAAGCAATGCTGGAGCATTTTTATCCCCTCTCTTCACGGCATCTATATAATCTTTCATCTTCACATCAGTAATGGATTCAAGGGTGTCTTTATCAATACTAGCCTTCACATCACTAATCACACCTTTAACAGTCATTTGTCCAGATCTATTCTTCTCAGCATATCCTTTAGCTAGATTATAAATAATTTCCGGACTAGTCCTACCATCAGCTGCTAGCTTTTTAATTGATTCTTCAACATACTTCTGTTGATCTTGTGTTCTATTCATTTTCTTCCCCATCTTTATGAAGGGAAGGATCATTGCCTTTTCTAGGCCAGGAACTGATACCATAGTTCCAGCTGTTTCAGCAATTGAAGAATCTTCTACAGTAGCTCCTACAAGTTCTCTAAACCAAGCAGAGCTACCTTTTGATGGAGGACTAGTAGAATTCTTTGATAGGATGTTAGAAACTGAATCAAGGATATCTACAGGTAGGCCTAGAAGATCTGATGTGTTTCCTTTAATTACTCCAGAAGAAAACTCCTTAAGCATAGGAACAACGTCAATCTTCTTAATAGGTATATGAGAATATTCTTCCTCTTTTGTAGGCATAGAGATTCCTTAGAATGAGCAAGTATCTTCCGCTCCGCGGAGGGGTATTGCATCATTTTCTTGAGCTTGAATAGTAATTGTAGAACTAATATATTCACCATATTGCTCAATTACTTTGTTTGGATAGGTGAGTAGATCAAGAATGTTATCCACATTTCTAATCTTCAAAGGATTGAAAGTTACAATTTCATTGTCCACAACTGCTCTAACATCTTGGTGAAGATATAGATCTGGTTCAGGTTTTGATACTAATCCTCGGAACATTTGAAGAATTCTAGAATTCTTCGATTTCGACCCAGAATAAACATCCACACAAGTGATACCACGGATTCCTAATTGGGTAGTTATAAAGTCGAACCAATACAGGAAAGAATATTGATAGGCATTTGATTCAACAGCAACCAATGAACAACTCTTTTCTAGACATAGAAGAATGGCTTTTCTAACACATTCTCCAGGAGACATCTTTTCAGATATAACCTTCTTACATACAGGCTTAGCATCGAAGAGTTCGAAATAACCTAAAGCTACATTATCTGAAGTAACCTTATCATTTGATGGATCAATGATTATGAAATTGCCTTGATGAATAAGATCATCTGTATAGGGATTCGGGTAGATAGCATTAAGGTTAATGACTCGGTTAACCGAAGCATTTTCATCGTTAAGAACTTCTGCAAAGAATATTTCTGGATGTCCAGAATTTAAATCATTCTGATATTCTTGGAGAAGCTGCTTAATTGGTTGAAGTTCTTCCCAGAGAGATGAACCATCTTTAAGAATACCTCCAACAATGAATTTAGTCCAACCAGAATTATACTTAATTTTTCTAAGAAAGGACCATTTAGTTGGATACATATTAGCAATGAAAATAAACAAACACCCATGAGGTGACTTTGCTTTCATTGCTGTACCATACATCCAAGTTTCTAAATTAGTTGAAACAACTTCAGAATCTGCATCTTCTCTGGTTTGAATATCATCAAAAATGATTACATCGGGACGCTCATTTTCTAAGGTAATACCTCGAATATCAGAGCCAGAACCGGCTCCCATTAGGATGATATTTCTACCTCGGAATCCAAACCTCTTTAAATCTTGTCTATCTGTCTCAACACCTAATTTCCAATCGCCGAATAATTTCAGAACATTGTTCTCTGAAACCATGGTCATAATATCAGTGATGATATTGACAGCTTTTTGTTGTGTACCGCAGATTACAAGGATGAATTGTTTCTTGGTAAAGAGAATAGCGTATATAACAAAGAGTTTTACCAACATTGTTTTGGCAAAACCTCTAGGAAGTCCTATAGCTATTTGCGTGAAATCTCTAGATTTGTTAGCTGCCTGGATAAGAGCTGTGAAGATCTGTTTATAGATACTAGGGAAACAGTATTTGAAAACAGTGGGCATCACTAGACCAGCTAGGAAGTCTAGTGAATTCTGAACTAAAGCTTTTACCTCATCCGTCTTGACACTGACTTCTTTTATGGGATCCTGAATAGGTTCATCACCCACAGCAAATCCATAAGAAGTTAGGTCATGTACATCAGCCATTTGATTTCTTCTTGGAAACTAGAGAATATGAAACCCTACTATTAAGCATTCTCTGCACTTTGAGTAGATGGTCCAACGCCCGCTCTTTCTCTAGCCGAGCTAATTCTGCTTTCTGAACTGCTAATTCTATCCTCGAGGATACTAACATGCTTATTCTCTAATAAATCATTCATAGACCCAGACTGGATGGTAACTAAATCCTGTTCTCCAATCTTAACAACTTGGTTATGCACATTCATTGTGAATTGCTGTACTAGCATTGTAGGAAGGATTAGTGAAATAACTTCCTGTTGGTTGGTGATAGCGGCAGGATTGGATACACCTTTGCGCTTAATCCCATTAATCTCTCTCAGTGCTTTCAGCACTTCCATCGGTTTGTACATTAATGGAAGACACCTCTCAAATCTATCAATCAGAGTATCTTCCATTGAATCATACTTCTCATCTCTCTCAGAATGTTTAGATAGGGACTTGAATCTTCTTTCAGCTACCTTCTCTGAGAAGCCGGCATCACTCATTAGCTGAGAAATCCGTGAAGCAGAGACCCCTATCGAATTTGCGACTATTTCGGCCGCAAATCCGTCTCCTAGAAGCTTCAATGCTCTTTCTTCTACAGATGTAGTCATGGAATCCTAAATGAATCTTTAGGTTAAGAAAACTGAAGAGGGTAAGAAAAATAGATAAGGGAAGGAATTATTCATTCTAGAATGGGAAGATAAGATAGTCAATGAGGGAGAGGGAAATAGGAAAAAAGTTTAGGAAAATTGGGGAGAGTCTTTAGGATAAGGACTCACATAAATATTAAAAAAGCCCTCACCCCTCCCATGTTAGTTAGTACTTACTTCTCTGTCTAGGTTAGTTAGTACTTGCTAGGCTGTATGTATGTAAGTGTTAACTTCATATCTAGAGAGGGGATCAAAGATAACTTGTGGATAAGTAGGGGATGAACGGTCTTGGTGAAGTCTGGATTCCTGGTAGGCTTGAGTCTGCGGGGG